TCCATCTATCTCTCCAGAATGACCCTGACCAGCCTGAACTAACGATGACCAGCCACGACCAGCCAAGACTGGAGACGATCGTTCCGGACCGCGACGGATCGTGGGCTGGCCTTGTGGGGGACATGGCTTTAGAGCTGCTTGGCATTGAGCTCATGCCTTGGCAGATGCATTACCTTGAGCGGATGCTGGGATTTACCCATGCTCCAGACGGGCAAGATGATCTTGTGCACCGATCCAGCCTTTGCTCGGTAGCGCGTCAGAATGGCAAGACCGTTTTAATCCAGTGCCTTGTCCTATTTTGGCTTATTGAGATGCCAAAGATTCGAGGCACAAAACAAACTGTACTCACTACAGCTCACACTCTCTCACTTGGCTGTCTGCTCTTTGATGAGATCGCGCCATTATTACAAGACCGTTACAAAGCAAAGATTATGAAATCCTTTGGTCGTAACTCGGCAACGATGCCGGACGGATCGCGCTGGTATGTGCGCGCGGCGAACCCTGCGATCGGACACGGTATGTCTTTAGATCTAATTTGCGCGGATGAAATTTTTGATATTTCGGAGATCACGATGGCAGGCCTGATCCCTACCCAGCGCGTAAGACGCTCTCCGCACATGGCACTCTTTAGCACTGCGGGCACCGAGTCCAGTGCATTGTTTATTCGCCATCGAGAGAACGCGCTCCGCTTGATTGACACAAATAACCCTTCTAACTTTTACTTTGCGGAATGGTCGCCACCGCCAACAATTGACCCAATGCAAGAAGCGTCTTGGTCGTGGGGCAACCCAGCACTCGGACACACTCTAACGATGGACACTTTGCGCGCCGAATCCAAAGACCCTGACCGCTCAAACTTCCTACGGTCGTCTCTGAATATGTGGATCGCTTCCACGCAGTCTTGGATCCAGACGCATCTCTGGCCTGACCTTGAGTACGACGGGCCGATCCCTACTGGCGGCGTGATCTCGGTAGAAGCGTCTATGGATGAGTCCCGCTATTTTGCTACAAAATCGGTTGCCCTTGGTGACGGTCGGACTTGTGTATCAGTCGCCTTCACTGCCGAAACTACTAAGGAATTGTGGGCACATATTGGAGCATTAGCGTCGGCGGATCCTGCGATCAAATTCATCTTCTCTCCCACTATTGATGCACATTGTCCGCCAGTGTTTGAGCGTCGGCGCGTCGTAATGGGCTACAAAGAGATTCTGCAATACACCCCCATAGTAAGAAACATGATCAGTGAAGGACGCCTAGTTCACACTGGCGAAGCGATGCTCGCCGAGCATGTCTGTCGCGCGGTCATGGTGAGGACTCAAGGCTCGATTGCGGTGAGCTCTCAAAAGTCTGCCGGGCCGATTGAGTTATGTCGGACGATGATCTGGGGAGCAGCTGCCGCAGCGCGTCCAGCGAACTCTCAAAAGCCTTCAATGATCTTGATTGCGAACTAGATTCATCTTGGCACTCGTCCGCTTGCTTGCCTGTCGTCGGGATACCGCAATCGATAGGGCGAGTGCCACCATAAACCGCGCTTCTTGTGGCATTATGTGTTATGGCAATCTTCTCTAAATCCCGTCCCCTCACCGCGTCAGTAGAACCTTCTGTCAAAGCGGCTGTAGGTGCATCGTCTTATTCGCCTTTGCGGTCTTTCATCTCTTGGACGAACGGGAGCAGGCGCGCTCGCTCAATGACGCTTCCAGTAATCGCACGCGGAAGAGACCTAATCTGCGGAACGATCTCGGGAATGAAATTAGAGATGTATCGCGAAATGTGGAACGGCGAAGAAATGGAAATGATTCCGCAGGCCCCTAGAAGCTGGCTGTCTCGAATTGACCAAAGCGTCCCGAACCAATTTATTCTCTCTTGGACTATTGATGACCTCATCTTTGAAGGTCGAGCCTTCTGGCTAATTACCGAAAGAACGGCTGACGATTATCCAAAAAATTTCACGAGGCTACCTGCCGCGATGTGCAGCACTCTCGACCAGCAGGGCGAGGTCTACTTCGGCCCATCAAAACAAGTGATCTTCAATGGCGTGGAATTAGATCCGCGTGACCTAGTGCAATTCATCTCACCAATGCAATCTCTTAACACGACTGCCGCGCGCGCGGTAGAGATCGCCTTGCGGGTAGAAGACTCAAGGCTTCGAGCATCCCAGTCAGTGCTCCCGCAAGGATATTTGAAACAGACTGGAGGAGAACCCCTTTCATCGCAGGAGCTCTCGGACTTGGCTGCACAATTCAATCTGGCGCGCACTAGCGGAAACAGCACTGCGGCTCTCAATGAGTTTTTGGAATTTGTACCGAACACCGCGACACCGGACAAGATGATGATGATTGAGTCCGCCGATTATTCGGCCCGTGACCTCGGCAGGATTTTAGGCGTTCCGTCCTATTTGCTTTCGGTCAGTATTGGCGCGTACTCATACCAGTCATCCCAGCAGTCACGGATCGATCTCTGGACTTACGCTTGCAAAGGTCTCGCGGACTGCATCACCGAAACACTGTCATCCGACAATGTGCTCCCTCACGGAACCTATGTTTGTTTTGACACAGAATCATTCTTGGCCGAGGCATACATGGACGCCGATAGCGGCGATGATCGCATGAACGAAACAGATATCCCACGCGAAGCACTACTAGAAAACTAGGATCCACTCATGATCAGACTCACGACCGAAACTTTTACGATTGACGCCGCTGAAGGCGAAACACCACGCCGCACGATTTCGGGAATTGCGGTCAGATATAATACTCCCGCAAAAGTGAGCGACGGGACGATGGTGGCTTTTGCCCCCGGATCTTTGCCAGTGGACGGACGCGCACCGACGCTCCAGATGTACCACGACTCAAGCAAGGTCATCGGCACAGTTACCGAGCGTCTAGAAACCTCTGAAGGAATGCTCTTTGTGGCAAAAGTGTCTAACACCCGCGACGGTGATGAAGCCCTCATTCTTGCGGCTGATGGTGCACTGCCAGAAGTGTCCGTTGGCGTGGAACCAATTAAGTTCAAATACGACAAAGACGGAACAATGGTTGTGACGCAGGCTTCATGGAGCGAGCTCTCGCTCGTCAGTCGTGGCGCCTTTGACGCCCCGATCCAGCAAGTCGCAGCATCCACACCAGAAGAAGAAGAACAAACTACTATTCAAGAAGAACCTCAACAGGAGACAGAAACCATGAACGAAACAGTCGAAGCCCCAGCAGTTATCGAAGCATCAAAAGTAACTCAAACAATTTTCGCTACAGCGAAGAAGGAGTTTAAGATGCCATCCGCCGCCGAATACATTTCGGCAGTTTTGCGCGGAGACGGACAAGAGATGCACGCAAAGATCCGCGCTGCAGCTCCAGATGTGGTCACAAACGATCTGGACGGAATTTTGCCTTTGCCCATCATCTCGCCTGTCTACAACAATTTTCGTGGACTGCGCCCGCTGATCGATGCTGTAGGAGTAAAGGCGATGCCACAAGGCGGCAAAATCTTTATCCGTCCAAAGGTGACAACCAATACTTCTATTGGTGGCCCTGAAACACAGAACACCACAATCACCGACGGAACATTTGTGATCTCCGATGAGCAAGTTACAAAATACATTTTCGGCGGATATGTCGATGTATCTGAAGCTTCGCTTGACTGGTCGCAACCTGAAGTGTTGTCGCTTCTCTTGGATGACATGAGCCGCATCTACGCAAACCAGACCGACGCTTACGCTTGCACCGAGTTTGAAGGCGCAGTCACACAAACCGAAGCACTCGCAGATCCAACTTCCCCGGCTGATTGGGCTGCATTCGTTTACGGTGCAGCAGCACAAATCCTTACCAACTCAAACGGCAATTTGCCTAATGCGTTGATGGTCGGTGTAGATCAGTTCAAAAACCTTGGACAACTGGTAGACGATCAAGGTCGTCCACTGTTCCCACAAGTAGGCCCAATGAATGCATTCGGATCAATGAATCCTTCATCGGTTGAATCATCTGCGTTCGGCTTGCGTCTAGTAGTAGATCGCAACTTGACCGCAGCGAACGCCTTTGTCGGAAACTCTGACGGCTTCGAGGTGTTCGAGCAGCAAAAGGGCGCAATCAGTATTGACAATCCATCGCAACTTTCTAGGACTATCGCCTTCAGAGGGTATCTTGGAACGCTGATGATTGACGATACAAAGTTCGTCGGCGTCGCCCCTTAACCAGCCGATAGGAGGCTTTTATGGCCGCCTACACGGTCACACATAAACAGCTCACCGATAACTACGCGGTCTTACAACTTCTTACAGAAGCCGAGATTGAAGTCGGTGCGAGCGTTGTCATCACTGGAGTCAATGCGACTCTGAACGGCAGTTATATTATCTACGCGCTACCGCAGTATTACTTTCTAGGCGTAGACGACGAAGGCGATTTGCTCTTTGATCCTGCGATCAGTATTCCTAATCAAGTTCTTTATGCAAAGACCGCTGATGATATTGCGCGCACCGCTTCTTCCGGGACACTCACGATTAATCAAGTCTGCACATGGGTCACGGCTGCGAACATCGAGGATTGGCTTGGCATCGGAACCGCTACAGCTGGAGATGCCGCATTCTTAACAGTGTGCGCGGCTGCAGCTTCACAATTTGCGTGGCGTCGCAGAATGGAAGCGGGCTATGTTGACTCACTGACGACCGTTCCTTCGCAAGATGTGTTCTTGGCAACCCAGATGCTCGGCGGAAGCTACTATCGCCAAAGGGGATCTATAGATCAGTACAGTAGTTTTCAAAATATGGGGACGATGCCAGTGATGGGGCTGAACGGGATGATCCGCCAGCTCCTCGGGATTGACCGTCCGCAGGTCGCCTAGTGCCAGTTCCCGTCTACACAGATCTCTTCAACGAAGGCTTTGATGATCTCGTCACAAAACTCTCAACGGTCGTAGGGCTTCAAGTCAATAACGATCCACGCAACATCACGCCGCCTTCCGTCTTTGTGAACATCGATTCCATAGACGGCTACAACTACAACATCGCAAAACTCAACTTCACCTTGCAAATCATCACGCTCGGCCCGGGCAACCTAGACGCACAGAAAAGCCTGCTCAACATCCTTGCCCAAATCTACGCACTCGATATCGGCGTCATCTCTGGACGCCCCACGAACTTAGACATCGGCGGATCCACACTGCCCGCCTATGAGCTCTCGGTGACGACCGTAGTTCAGACCGCCTAATCCACACTCTGGGCTTCATTATGTGTCAAACTACAAACAACACTTCCAAGGAGTAAAACATCATGGCTCAATCAACAATTCTCTCAAACCCAGAAGTCCTATTTGGCGCGGTCGATTTGACTGGCTGGTGCACTTCGGCAGTCTTGACTAGGACTGTCTCGGCTTTAAACGACACGGTCTTCGGAGATACTTCAAACACTTTCACGGCTGGCCTTGAGGACAATGAATTGACCGTAACCCTATTCCTTTCATACGCCGCTTCAGCCACTTACGCCACACTTGCACCGCTTGTCGGCACAAAATTTAATGTCACCGTAAAACCCACTGACGCAGCAATCAGCAGCACGAATCCCGCCTTCACTCTGACAAATACATATCTTGAGTCTTTGCCAGTGATCTCCGCATCGTTGGGCGAGCTCCAATCCGTCGATATCACGACGATGGGCGGTGTCTACAGCGTGGATGTAACTCCATAACATTCGGCCTTCCTTGGCCCGACGAAAGGAAACAATGAAAATCAAACTTACGCTCACACGCGGAGACAAAAAAGAAACACTCATCACAAACCTCTTCGCGATCTCTGAATGGGAACGCTTAGAGAATCGTCGAGTGTCTGACGGACGCGGTATCGGTGCATCAGACATGGCTTGCTGGGTTTATATCATGCTCGGAATTAAAGGCGAAACACTTCCCGCTACTTGGCGCGAATGGTTGAAACAAAACCCAGATGTCGAGATCGGTGTAGAGGATGCCACAGATGCAAACCCTACGGACGCGGCTACAGGCGACAACTCGCCGAACTTGTAGTCGCGACCGGGTGGGCTCCCACTTTCTACGCTGACACCTTCGACACGCGAGATCTTACTACCATTGTCGCAGTGCTAGAAAAACAAAATAAAAAGAGGTGACATGGCGGAAGGACTGAACACAAAGGTCGAGGTCTACGGACTTAAAGACGCCATCAAAAAACTGAACTCTATTGAGCCGGGACTCCGTAACCAGATCGCAAAAGATTTCCGTAATGTAGCCAAACCTGTCATCAATGACGCGCTCCTATTGATTCCCAATTCTGTTCCGCTTTCAGGTATGGGACGCAAATGGACTACTCCTTCAGGATTCAAGATGCTTCCTTGGGATGCAGGTCGCAAGCAAAAGATCTCCGCCAAGATCAACACCAAAAAGGTCTCCGAGTTTCGTGGACAAATGCGAAATGTGGGCGTCTTTAACATCGTTTATTCGGGCTCAACTGGAACACTCTTCGACATGGCTGCAACTGGAAGACTTGGTGCAGCACTCTCGGCGCGTTACGGCATGCGGTCAAGGGTAATGTGGAAAGCAATGGAAAAGAACCAAGACACCGTCGAATCAGAAATGCGGCGAATCGTAGAGACTGTCATG